AAAGGGACGGCTCTTGGTCTTAGGCATCCCTCGGACAATCATTGCCTCCTTGTAGCCTGCCGCCTTTGCCGCTTGCTTGGTTGCCCACTGCCTGCCATCGGAGGTGAACCAGTCGGTCTGTTTCATTTGGATTATCCGGGGAGGAAAGATACTAGCCAAAGAACCCTGAACTTCCACCAGCTTTGCCTGTAGCTGTCCGTAGAGCTTCCCTGCTTTGGTGCTATTGAAGCTGAACCCGCGCAATGACATGGCTTCAATGTGGGCGGCAAACCGCTGCTCCAACTCAATAGACTGGGGGCTGGGGTTTTTAAGCTGTATCTTCTCCCACAGCTTGGCCGTAATCGCAACGTCTTGGGCGCAGTAATCCTCCATCTCCTGTGACCAACAGCTAAAGTCTCCCTTCTTGGAGAACGCGCCTTTGAGCATACCTAGACGGATGCCCCAAGCCTCCAAGCTGTGTGAGCCGACCAGACGGACAGGTAGGGCGTCGCTGGACTTGGTGGCCGCGATGCGCCAGTCGTGTTCCTTGATGTCAGGAAAAACAAGGCGGGTAATCAGCATGGTGTCTCGGACATCACACGCCGCGAGCCGCTTTGACAGGTGAGGATACAGCTTCTTCAAGACCGGAATATCGAAGTTAAGGATGTTGTGTCCGACAAGCGTCTTGGCCTGACACAGCATCTCCAGCCCTTCCGCCACTCGCTCGTTGGAGAAGCGGTGCAGCACACCTGTCTCAAGGTGCTTGATGCAGATGGTATGTAGCTTGGTAGCTTTGTTGAGCAGGTCGTCCGTTTCAGTATCAAATATCAGTGTCATGTTTTGTGCTGCTATAGTGGCAGTCACTTGTCACGCTCGTCAACTATTTTCTGATAATGGTTGTTTCCGTTGCTGATAAATTCACCGCAAGTCTATGTATGCGCCCCGGATTTTTTCGTCCATTACGGCTTTCCGAAGCGTGTTTGCGTTGTCGTCGTCCCAAGTAACCAACATGGACGGCGCACCCGCCGAGCCGCCCTTCTTGCCGGTAATGTGATAAAAAGAAAGCCGCCCCTTGAGAAAACAAACCGCCTTTGCAATCGGCCAGATTGATTCAAAGAATTGCTGCGTTTCGGTTCTGGCAAAGATTAAAGCCGTCGCGTTTCCGTGCGCCGCGCAGCGAGCCATCCACTTTCTTGTCTCGCTGCCATAGGGCGGGTTACACCAGACGCGCCCGTTCCACGGCTTGACTAGGCCGTTGTCGCTGATGTCGTAGTGTTTCAGGGCGGTCGGCCACGGCCTTGTTTCTGGCGTTGGAGCGCACGGGTCGAGGTCGAACTCGCCGAGTGCGCGAATGATTTCTGGCGGGGTTAGCCATTCCTCTTTTCCGTCAATCTTGTCGTGCGCGTTAAAGCCAGATACGGCTCGCGGCGATTCTGCGAATAGCTCATTCATGGCTCGTCAACTACTTTCTGATAATGGTTGTTTCCGTTGCTGATGAAGTTGTCGCAAGAGTCCTTTCCGCCGCGCCAGAACTCTCCGTAGCACTGCTGTTCTTCCGGTTTGGCGGTGAATCGGTAGCAGTGTTCCCGTGAGGGACACTTGGAGTCTAGGCACATGGTGATGTCAGGCATATTAAATTAAATGCTGGAGTCACGCTTATCCAGCTACCAGATTTGCACTCCCCCGAACAGAAGGCAGGCAAAGTGTCTGTATATAATCACATCAATGTTGAAACACGGCGAACTTGATTGCCCGACTATGTTTCAGTCCTTCTTTTACCATCAGAAACTTCTTTTGATTCAAGGTCAGCCGCTCTTTAGCCGTCCTCGCATTGTAGAAGCTGACCCACATATCATTAAACCTGTTATATGCTATTCGCTCCTTTTCAGGTGGTCGGGTCTTGGATGTGTTGAACAAGACACACAGTGACTGGAACAGGCTTATGTCCTCTTTGGTTGGTTCGACAAGGGCGGTGGTAGTGTTGCTCATATAGGTAGTGTGAAAAGGTTTTAGAAGTCGCTCTTGGTTGCTTCTTCAGGTTTCACGATGATAGCTGTCCCGTCACCCTCCTCAAACTCTTTGTCGCTCACATCCGCAAACGAGTCTATCGGGCTGCTGTCCACCTCAGACATACGTCCGGTGGCTTTGTCGTATTTAAGGGAGGATGCCAGACCCGTCTCGCCAGTGAAACGGTTCTTCAACACCCGGATGTTGCTGATGTTTTTAGAGTCAGGGTCTTGCTGGTTACGCTCCATCCCCAACACAATGTCACTGAGCTGGGCAATCGAAGCACTCCCCCTAAGCTGGCTCAGGCTGGTGGCTGCACCTTCCTCATGTCCTTTGCCGTCAGGCCGCTTCAAGTGGCTGACCAGAATCATACCCACCTGCAACTCCTGAACCAGAGCGCGAAGCTTGGTCATCGTGTTGTCAATCAGCCGCCGCTCATCACCGTCACCCAGACCGCTGACCACGATACTCAAGTGGTCGAGGACAATATACTGACAACCGCAACCCCGCACCATGTAGCGGATACGGTTCATCAGGTTCTCCGAATCAATGCTGCCGAAGTGGTCGTAGGTAAAGAACCTTCCTGTGCCGATTGTCCGGTCAAACGCCTCTTTAAGCTCCGAGGGCGATACAAGATTCTGGTCTATGTGGATTAACTGATTGAGTTCGATACCAACAATTCCCAGAGCCGTGCGCCGAACCGATTCTTCCAATGCGACGTAGCCAACCGAGTGACCTTGAGCCAGCAGATGGTGGGCAATCTCGCGGCAGACTTGGGACTTCCCAATACCGCTACCAGCAGTCACGGTGACAATCTCACTTTGGCGGATGCCCCGCACCACCTGATTCAAGCCGTTCCACGGATACGGAACACTCGTAAGTGCTGGCTGGTTGACAATGCTGTCCCACATCTCGGTTGCTCCGACGATACCATCGGGGCGGTATTGCTTGGCGTTCCAGATGGCGGTGATGACTTCCGCACCCTTGCCTGCAACCAGACACTCGTTGGCGTCTTTAAGCGGCAGAGAGGCGATATGCGCCTTGCCTACGCTCAACAGTTGGGCGCAGTCGTTAGCAGCCTTGCGTCCATGCTCATCCATATCGAACATCAGGATAACCTTCTCAAACTTTTCCAGCCACTCAACACTCTTTCGCAAAGCCCGGACTGCGCCTTGTGCGCCCGAGGGCAACGACACCACAGGCCACTTGTTTCCTTGAAGCTGGCTGACCGACAAGGCATCAATCTCGCCTTCAGTAATCACCACCATCTTGCCTCCGTCCCGCCACAACTGCTGACCATAAAGGCCTGCGGCTCGGCTGTCCCCCAAGAACATGAAGTCCTTGTTGGGAAAGCGGAGCTTCTGTGCCACCAGACAGCCCGAAGTGTCGTAGTAGTCGGCCACCTGAACCGGCTTGCCATTGAAGTCTCCAACCTTGTAGCCCCACTTCTGACAGGTCTCCTCCGTCAGTCCTCGTTTGGCGAGGGCGGAAATCCGGCCTCCAACTGCGGAGAACGCTGGCTTGGTTGATGTGGTGGTTAATAGGGAATCTGAGTCGCTCATTTTAGTATTATCTCCTTTGGTATATTTGCGGCACACAAAACAATATGTGTGTCCATCCGAGTATTGTGCTTCACCATCACTTGACCCACAGCTATTACAAGGGGCGTGAAGGATGAAGGCTGATTCATTATCTACGATGTCGTCTGTGTGTTGTTGTTGCTGTTGTTTCATATTTTATTTTGTTTTCTTCCGTTCCGAACAGACCCATTCTAGCGGAATGTTTCCGTTTGACCACAAAAATTTATTTTTTTCGCACCAGTCTGCGTAAGTGGTCTTGCTTTTCTTTGAGAGACGGTTGGCTGCTCTTTGAAACACAAAGCGAATGTCGAGGTTTGGATGCTGCTCCCGCACCGCCAGATGTTTCTTGCGGTCTTTTGCGCTGAACAATCCTTTGGTCTCAATGATGATTCCGTTACTGAGGATAAAGTCCGGGGTGTAGCCTGTTGGCATGGCAGGTCTCAAGTATTTGATTCGCCGCGACTCGTAGGAGAACTTAGCACCCATCGCCACAAGTTGCTTGGCTATGTGGACTTCAAACTGGCTACGGAAGGTTATAGAGGGCATATATCTATAGAGGGATTAGGCGGCACACCAACCATGTCACAGTGGTAGCAACGCCGACTCCAACCCATATTAAAACTTTTTGCTCATTCATAGTTTGGGCGGATTTATTTTGATTGGGCGACTTCTTTTATTGGCGA